GCATATACTTCATCATTAAGAAGTGCAATATCTGAAAGTAATGGTGATTTAATTGTATTCAATAACTTACAAGTTAGAGGTACATTAGGTGAATTAAGAGTTGATAGATTACAAGTTAAGGATAAGCAAATTGAAATAAATAGTGGCTCTACAACTTCTGCACAATCAGATAAAGCTGGTTTATTCATAAGTGGTGCTAATGTTAATTTCTATTGGGACCATCCTGAACAATATATGTACTTAGATAAGAACTTTACCGTAAATGGTGATTTCAATGCAAGTACGATAAATGGTATCAACTTAGTAACATTTAGAAATCAAGTTAATCAGGCAACCGGTGCATTAGAAGTATATTCATCTTCATTAAAAAATGCTATAACCGTTGCAGGAACAGGAGTTTCATCTGTAACAACTATACAAGGTGACTTGAATGTATTGGGTACAACGACTCAACTTCAAATTTCAGATTTAAAAATTGAAGACCGTTTAATTGAAATCGCTAGTGGTTCAACTACATCGGTTGCTGCAAACGGAGCAGGTTTATTCATAAGTGGTGCTAACGTATTCTTCTCATGGTCGAATGCTGAAACTAATATGAGATTAGGTAGTGGATTGTTTGTAAACGGAGCAATTACTTCATCTACAATAATAGTAGCACAAACAGCATCATTTAATCACATATCTGCTAGTGGAAACATTAGTGGTGGAGCATTATTTGTAGAAGGTGCAACTTCGATAAGAGGTGCAGTATCTGCAAGTAATACAATTAGTGCATCTGCATTATTTGTACAAAACGCTACAAACATAAGTGGGGCATTAGAAGTAGTTGGAAACATAAGTGGTAAAGAATACATCTCTGCAAGTAAGGGTATCACAGGTAGTGGTGTTTGGTCAGCAGGTGAAATTAGAGCATTATCAAATGTTCAATTTGATGGAACTCAATTAACTATAGGTGCGGCTACATTTAGAAGTACGATTTCAGCTAGTAATTCAATATCAGGAGCAGGTATCCAATCAAACGGAAACTTCAGAGCAACGGGTAATTCAATATTAGACGGATTAGCTACATTTAACAATAGTATTTCTGCGAGTGGTGTAATAACTGCTAGTGGATTGAGAATAGAGGGCGAAGGTGCGTATGGTTCTTCATCATTCTTTGGACCTATAACAGGTTCTACTGCATGGTTCTCTAATAACTTAAGAGTAACTGGTTCGGTAACTGCATCTCTCCATATGAGCGCAAGTGGATTTGTAAGTGCATCGGCTTCTAACTTTAGGGGAGAAGTAAGTGCAACTCTACACAAAGGAGATTTACAATTTAATGTAATAGCGGGTAGTGGTATGAGTGGTTCAGTATTCCGTAACCAAACTGATACAACACTTACAATTGATACACAATCAGTTCACTTCCAATCAGGTTCTCAGCAAGCGGTTGTATCATATATCAAAGGAGATGTATTAATTGCATCCAATGGTACTGCTACAATTCAAGCGAATTCAGTTGCATTAGGAACTGATACGACAGGAGATTATGTAGCTACTATTAATCCTGGAGCTGGTTTAACCGGTGGAGCAACGAGTGGTGAAGGTGTGGCTCATACTTTAGCGGTAGGAGCAGGAGATGGTATTTCGGTAGCGGCTGATGCTGTTTCATTGAATACCGGTTCTACACACTTTACTAATGGAGCTAGAGTAACTGTTGCTAACTGGGTTAGTGGTGAGGTATCAATCAATCCATCAACCGGTGTTGCGACATTAGTTATCCCAACATTATCTAGAGCAAGTAACATAACAGGAACTGCTAATCAGATTACTGTAGGTGGTGTAACTGCAACGGGAGCATTTACTGCATCATTAACATTACCACAGGATATTGCTACTACATCAAACGTGAGATTTGGTTCTTTAGGAATTGGTGTTAATGCAAGTGGTACAAGTGGTAGAATAGATGCGGCAAACGATATCGTAGCTTACTCTTCATCTGATAGAAGATTTAAAGAGAATATCAAAAATATACCAAACGCATTAGCTAAGGTATTAAAAATAGGTGGATACGAATTTGATTGGATTTCAAACGTTGAATTACATGGACACGAAGGACATGATGTGGGTGTTATCGCACAAGAAATTGAGGAGATACTTCCAGAATTAGTTCAGACGAGAGAAAGTGGATATAAAGCGGTTAAGTATGATAAGTTAGTTGCACTTCTTATCGAAGGTATGAAAGAGCAGCAAGTACAAATCGATAACTTAAAATCAGAAGTAGAAAATTTAAAAAGAGCAAGAGGGTTATAAGATGTACGATGTTTATTTTACCACAGGAATAGGTAAAATCAGTACGGGAGTAGATATTTGGGTAAACAACTGGTTGAGTGAAGTAAGTAAAGACTTAAGCACTCAGCCAGTTTTACTTATTTATAGAACTAAACCAACTGATTTTAATTTTGATATACCAATCGAACACTATTGGTATAACGATGAGAACGGAAATCACAGAGATATTTTTGAAGAAAAGTTTAGAGAGTGTAGGAGAGTTAATATATTACATGCTCACTACACTCCTTTGGAATTAATAGAAGAGAACAAAGATAAAATACATTCTTATATAATCCACAATTGTTTAGATAAGGTTGTAGTAGAAACAGGTATAAGTGATTTACCATTTGGATGGACTCCTTATTATTCTCAAAAGTGGGAAACGGAAATACTATCTTATGCTAAAAACAAAGTATGGATAGGATTATATGAATTAAAAGGAGAAAAGTTTAACGGAGCAGTTAATATCACATCTTATTATGAATTTATACATAACAAAGAATTAACTGATTCAAACTTTATAGGATTTACTGCGAGATGTGAGAGTAGAAAGAACCCACATTATTTAGACCAATTGGGAGGATTTATGTTTACTAATATAAGAACCTTTCAGAAGACATGGAAACATACAACTGATATAAACTTTAAGAACTTAAAACAAATTCAATATGAAAGCCCATTTGAAGAAATATATTATGGTATGGATTGGGGTATATCTCATTGTGCATTTTCTGCTGAGCCATTTGGGTTCTCCATATTTCAAAGTTTAGATTGGGGAAAATTACCAATTATTTCAAAGGATTGGTGTGAAGATATACCTTATAAGTTTAGAGCTAGTACTAAAGAAGAATTTAAAGATATTTATGATAGTATTGGGTATCTCAGATATGAAGAGAAAAAAGAAGAGTTTGATAAATTTAAATATTTATTAGCACAACGTTTCAATACAAAACAAAGTTGGAAAGAACAATTAACAAACTTATATAATGCCTAGAGTTCAGGGAGACAATTTAGAATTATCGAATTTAAAAGCAGCGACAGGTAATACGGCTACTTCTAACTATTCTATTGCTACTGCGGCAGGCACAACAACCGGTCCAATTGCATTTTCGGATTTTACAATAGATGCGGTAACTTCAACTATATCTGGATTCACTTATGTAAAGGAATCAACTTCGGAAACATATAATATGAACTTTACAAATGCGGGAAGTAGATTCTTAAGTAGAGTAGGTTCACAATATAATAACTTCACATGGAGTTTATCAGCGGGGGCAGAGTTTACAATTCAATCTCTACCTCCATATAATCCATCTGTAACTGCTGCGGCTGTAGGTAACTCATCTACTTTAGCTGCACCAACTGCAAGAACCTTAACTGCAACATTTAGAGACCTTTATAATGACCATGCTTCAAACTATAACGTAGCTATGACAAAAACCATTTACAATGTAGATGATTATGCCGGAGCTAGTGGTTTATGTTTACATTTAGATGAAATGGTTGAGATGTGGGATGGTACATTTAAGAAAGCAGGGGATTTGGTTGAAGAAGATGTTGTAAAAGCATATTACCCTCCTCACTTCAACGCAGCGGATGATTTTAACTTTTACGATTGGGAATATTATACACCAGGAGGAATATTAGTTCCTGCTTATGTAAAAGATGTGGCATATACATTTGTTGATAGATGGAATATTGTAAGAACTGCAAAAGGAGATGTTAGGGGAAATGGTGAACATCCAATGATGGTTTGGGATATGAATGAAGAAGTTTATAAATTTAAACCATTAGGATTATTACAACCTGGAGATAAACTTATAAAAGTATTAGGAGAAAATAGTATAGAAGAAGTAGAGATAATTGCGAACGAGGTTCAGGCATCGACATTAGAGGTTGTATCGATAGATGTGGAAGATGTGGATACATACATAGTAAATGGATTCGTTACCCACAATAAGGGTGCAAACTCATTAGCGGGGTATTCTATATCAACTAACCCAACTATATCAATTGGTACGGTAACTATTGGAGGAAATACATACAAACAATTAACTTTGAGTACAAACTCAGCGGTAGTTTCACCTGGTTCAACAGCGATTACTGCAAACTATTCTTATGATATACAGATAGCATCTGATAGTGGATTTAGTTCTATATTAGCAACTTTTGCTGCATATAGTTCTAATACATTAAACTATAAAACTGGAGCTACTATTTTTGCAAGAGCTAAAACAAATTTTGCAGGATTACAAAGTGGATTCGGTTCAACTGCAACAGGATAATAAAATAATATAATATGTTTAAGATAACAAAACAATTAGTAGTAGATGGAAACGTTTTAGAGAGAATCTATGTTTCCAAAGATTATACATTTGAGGGAGTTGAAATCTTCGAAACGGAAGAAGAGGCTACTGAAAAGGCGGCAGAATTAGAAAGTTTAGATAATTTTGGTGCTAAATATAAGATTACGCATTTATCGTAATATTTATACATATATATTAGTATAAACAAACCCAAATTTAAAGAAAATGGAAAACAAAAAGTTATCGGAAGAAGAGTTACAAACAATCAATGAATTAAGAACAGATTTTGCTAATGCATTTGCTAATATCGGTTCAGTTCAAAGTAGAATTAAAGAATTGGAAGAAGAGAACGAAATAAACTATGCATCTCTAAAAGAAATCCAACAAAGAGAGGCAGATTTATTCGAAAAACTAAAAACTTCTTATGGTGAAGGTAGTGTAGATTTAATTACCGGCGAATTTAAACCCGCATAATAATATTTTGGAGGTTTCATTTGATATTTATAGTAGTAAACAAAAATTAAACAACAATTAATATGGCAGAGAAAATTGTATCACCTGGTGTATTTACGAGAGAAAACGACCTTTCTTTCTTACCACAAGGTATATCACAAATAGGTGCAGCTGTTGTAGGCCCTACAGAAAAGGGACCTGCTTTCGTTCCTACGTTAGTAACGTCACAAGCTGAATACGAACAAATCTTCGGAACACCGAAAGATTATTACACAGGTTATACAGTACAAAATTATTTAAGAGATGCCGGTTCGGTAACTGTTGTTAGAGTAGCAGGTACAGATGGACATACTACTTTAGCAGGAGGTTCAGATGGAACTGTTGCTGTAGTAGCACAAGATGGAGATGGTGATAATATTATCGTAGCTGTATTAGAAAATACTGAAACTGCAACCGCTACGGTATCTACTATTGATGATACTACGGTAAGTGCTCCGATAATAACTTTAGATGGAACAAACTATACAGTATCACTTACCCCATCTGATAAAAATTCTTTGGATAAGGTATTAGGAACTACACCTGCTTCTGAAAAAGATATGTACGCTAACATATTTTTCGATGTAAGTGATGCTACCTCAAACAATTTCAATCCAAATAATATTGCTGCAGTTGAAAGATTAGCATTAGATGTACAGAATTTTACAGATGATAGTGAGTCTGCATATAAAACTGCGGCAACTCCTTTTGTACAATCGCAAATATTTAACGGAACTAGTAGATATAATCTATTTAAAGTACACACTTTATCAGTTGGTGAAAATGAAAATACTAGATATAAAATTCAAATTTCTAATGTAAAATCATCTGATGGTACTAATTACGGAACATTTACTTTAACAATACGAGATTTTAACGATACCGATAAAAGAAAGGTAATTTTAGAAACTTATAATAATTTAAATTTAGACCCAACTTCTCCTAATTTTATATCTAGAAGAATTGGTGATAGATATCTAACAATTGATTCGGTTGGTAAAATCACCGAAAATGGTGATTATTCTAATAAAAGTAAATATATTAGAATAGAAGTTAGACCAGAGGGTACATATCCAATAACGGCTATTCCTTTTGGATTTGCTGCTTATACGGTTCCAGTTGCGTTTACATCTGCTACACACGCTAATTACTTTCCTGTAGTAAAATATACAAACGCATCTACGAATGGTACTAATTCAAGTGGGTTTGAATTTGGAGATACGAGTGCAAAATCTGCTAAAAATAATAAAAATTATTTAAAAGCTCTTCCAGTTAACAATGATGGAGTAGGATTAAATGTAGGGTTCGCTTTAGATAACGCTTTATCTGCAAATGGTGTAGGATTAAGTGCAAATTTAACCGGTGATATTATTGCTGACGAAAATTTTGTAAGTGGTAGTTCATATGTAATCACTACTGTTGGAAGTACTAACTGGGCTACCGTTACAGGTATAGCAGGATATACTGCGGCTGTAGGTAATGTAATAACTGCGGTTGCAGCAGGAGCAGGAAGTGGAGCAGCTAGAGAATATATTGATACTGCAAAAAGAAATTTCTGTTTGGCATTTCAAGGTGGATATGCAGGTGTTGACCCAACTGTTGATATCTTAAAAGGAGAACAGATTACTGCAACTAATACACAAGGATTTAATTGTAGTTTATCTACAACTGCTGGTACTAAAGCTTATACAAAAGCATTAAACGCTGTTTCTAATCCAGATGAATTTGATATAAATTTATTAGTAACTCCTGGTATCGTTAGAAGTTTACATCCTTTTGTAACAACAAAAGCAATTGACCTTTGTGAAGCAAGAGAAGATGTATTCTACATTGCTGACTTTGTTGGAGCAGATGGTTCGATAACAGATGTAGTAGAGCAAGCATCATTAGTTGATTCTAACTATACTGCAACTTATTACCCTTGGGTTAAAACAATTGATACTATAACAAATAAAATTGTTGCAGTTCCACCATCAACTTTATTAGTTGGTACATACGCACAGAATGATAGATTAGGTGCTGAATGGTTTGCACCAGCTGGTTTAAACAGAGGTGGTATTCAGGGAGCTGTTCAAGTGATGAATAGATTAACTCAATCTGAAAGAGATACATTATATGAAGGAAAGGTAAATCCAATTGCGGCATTTCCTGGACAAGGTATTAGTGCATTCGGACAGAAAACATTACAAGAAAGTTCATCTGCATTAGATAGAATCAACGTAAGAAGATTGTTAATTAACTTAAAGAAGTTCGTTGCATCTACTTCAAGATTCTTAGTGTTCGAACAAAACACCGGACAGACAAGAGCTAAATTCTTAAATACTGTAAATCCTTATTTGGAGAGTGTTCAACAAAGACAAGGTTTATACGCATTTAGAGTGGTTATGGATGAAACAAATAATACACCAGATGTAATCGACAGAAACATATTACAAGGTTCTGTGTTTTTACAACCTGCTAAGACTGCTGAATTCATCGTAATTGATTTCAATATCTTACCGACTGGAGCAACTTTTAGTGTATAATTTGAATAACTAATATTTATATAAAATAAAGCAATAAAATGGCAGACGTATTAGAATTTAACGAAATGTTTTATACCAATTTCGAACCAAAGATGAAGAATAGATTCATCGTTGAAATCGATGGTATCCCTTCATATTTAGTGAGAGTAGCTAACAGACCTACTATCCAATTTGAGACAGTAGTATTAGACCACATCAACGTAAAAAGAAAGTTGAAAGGTAAAGGAGATTGGCAAGATGTAGCACTTACGCTATTTGACCCAATTGTTCCTTCTGGAGCTCAAGCGGTAATGGAGTGGATTAGAACATCACATGAATCATTAACAGGTAGAGATGGATACGCAGAATTCTATAAGAAGGATGTGGATTTCTATATGTTAGGTCCAGTAGGTGATAAGATTGAACAATGGAAATTAAAAGGAGCATTTATCTCTCAAGCTAACTTCGGTGACTTGGATTGGAGTAATGCTACAGACCCTGCATCAATCGAAATTACTTTAACTTACGATTACGCAATCTTAGAATTCTAATAAAAGAATAAAATATAAAAGGGGAAACAGAAATGTTATCCCCTTTTTTTGTTTTGAAAATTTGTGATATATATATTTATATACAAACAATAAGTTATTATTATGGCAGACAAAAATTATGAATTCCCAACTGAGGTTATATCATTACCATCAGAAGGAAA